GTCCGCTTCCTTCGGGGGGCAGTACGCATGGAGTGCGCACACAGGCAAGAAATGAGGCAAGCGCGCCTCGCCGAACCAGCATTCGGGGACCGCCTTCTGTTTAGTGAGAACACCTTTCACGAAGCAGGGAACCCAATGTTTGGTGTAGGCACAGTGACGTGGCCGATCGTCGTGCCACGCACCAGAGACGGTGAAATTTGGCCATTAAATGGTTTGACTGATCAGTGGTTTGGAGGGTACTTCAGGATTTCTCCAACGGTCAATCAGGCTAATGATTACTACCGCAACCATCCACCGGTTGGCGGGGTGATTCATTATTTGCACGGACAGCCTCGACGCTTAACTGTCGACGCTACTCCAGCGTGTGACTACCACCAACCCCACCAGCCTGCAGGCCGGTTGCGGGTTCTGTCGTACACGCTTGGAGTCTACCGGGTGCCGGGTTTTCAGCGGGGTGGGGAAAGACCTCTGCCGCCCCGGAACCAGGCGCCTGCTCCACGTGTGGAGCCCCGTGCGAACCAGCCAGACGCTGCCCAGATTGCGGCAGCAGTGGAAAGAGCAGCGGAGCGTATCCAGGCGATGGTCGAGGTTTTGGACCTCCCGCAGAATGTGGCTATTGCGATGGAAGCCTTCTTGAACGATCGTGCTACCCCAGCACAGTTGGCTATCATCCGGAACCACAGAGCTGCGCGCGCCGGCGCTGGTTTCCGTATCCAACATCAGGAACAGGTAGAGAATGGTCCGCCGCCCCCATTCCAGGCCGCCGAGTTGCCCTTGCCGAACGCAGGGCCACCTGGCGGGCCTGGTCCAGCGGGCGGACCTCCCCCACCACCGTATGGGGACCCACTGCCACCAGTTGGCGATGCCCCTGTTCCAGATGCACCGGAGCCGAACCGCCCCCCGCGAGCCCTACCTCGCTTGGCGAATGCTCCACCACAACCACCAATCCCAGTGGTTCCTGCTCTTCCACCAGCAGTGATTGACCCAAATTTTGAAGTAGCCTTCAACAATGATTACATCGGTGACATGTTCGAACGTTTTTCTATTATTTTAGCTAGTCTTAGTCCTAGGCACTCTATAATCGTGCAAACTCAGTTAGTGGATTTGTATCATATACTTAGACGTATAGCCTTTAGGATCCCTCGCGAGGGCCCACTCGAGCAAATGTTGAAGCTCGAAGCCGAGCGGTATCTCCGCAACCATGACTTGACAGGGTTGAGCACCGGCGAAGTTACCGATGCTGTTGCCATGTGCGTTATAGCTGCAATGGCGGATGACTCCAATGATCGAATCGCTCGTGGTGTTTACACCATGAATGCCAGGCGCATGAACAACGCTGGCTTTAGCTTGGCATCGCTTCGTGCGAGCACTTGGACCCAGTACTTCGGCTACCCAGAACAGCGGCAGCCGGGTTTTCACCAAGGGCTCGTCGAACGTTATGTCAGGGCGGTCGACTATTGGAGGCTATTGGACGCGACTGTACTATTGACCCGGAGCATCTTGACGGGTTACGTGGCGGTTGCCGTTCTAAGCGGGCCATTTACCAGATGGTTCCTCTTCCGCAGATTAGTGAGCTCGAGCTATACCATACTAGCTCGTACGCTCCGTGCTCTTGCAACGAGCGCGTCAGCCTCCACAATCGGCACTTGGTCGACACCCCAAATCCGGATCCAGATTACGCCGCTCACTGCGGGCGTATCGTCCGGCGGGCCCTGAAAAGTTTTGGTTACGGATCCGTGGCACCTATGACGTTGGCGGGGTTTGCAAAATCCCATCCAAGCTCCAGGCAAAGGCGTAAATATCAAGACGCCGTTGATGATCTTTTGCGAAACCCCCTGAATGTAGAGGAGGATTCCAAAGTGAAAGCGTTCATTAAGAATGAGCGCATGCCTGAAGTTGACCCCGCCAATCTGAAGCCACCTCGCATGATCCAAGGGCGATCAACCAGGTTCACAGCAATGCTAGGCAAGTATCTTAAACCTATAGAGAAGTGGTTTTGGGGAAATAGTATCCAGCCGCTTCGTCATTTATTCTCGAAAGATATGAATGCCTTGCAAATAGGAACCCGGATGATGCATTTAGGAGATAAATCTAATTTAGGCGATGATCCCATAGTTGGTGATCTAGTGTACATAGAGAACGATTTTTCGCGTTTTGATAGCACACAGTCTGTTTGTCTACTAAAAGAGGAAGCAAAGATCTACAAAATGGCAGGTCCGGGCTACCACAAGTCCCGCACACTGTCCCTGCTGCTTAAATCCCAGCTAGCAAATCGTTGCAGAACACGGCACGGGATTAAGTACTCCAGTCAAGGGCGTCGCATGAGTGGTGATTACAACACATCACTCGGCAACACCGTTGTCAACTATCTTGCGTTAGAATCAATGGCAAGGATGACTGGAATAAAATATGACGCGATCATTAACGGAGACGAT